GTGTATGAGGGTAAGACTTCTCTTACGTTCACGCTTTCGCCTCAGCACAAGCCGCGCAATGTTAAGGATGCTGACGGCAACGATGTTGCTGATGAGGCTCCCGCTGAGGAAGTTAAGGCTACAAAGACTAAGTAGTCTTTTAAAGATGTGGCTACCGGAATGGGTAGGACAGGCTACACGATATGCACACGTTGACTCGTGATCGTGCTAGAATGGGCCTTGCAACCTGCTGAGTCTACTCACCGGATGCCCGATTAAGAGGGGAGGATACTTAGGTATCCTCCCCTCGTTTACTTTAAGAACACAAAGAAAAAGGTAAGAAAATGGGCAAGGTAAGCGACTACATTAGCAGTCTTGAAGGAAAAGAAAATATTGATCCACTTGTAATTGCCAGCACTTTGCTGGAATTGCACAATGAGGAAATGGAATCCGCGAACGGTAAAATCGCCAAACTGGAAACCGACTTCACTAGCACTACTTCTGAGATTGCCGCAAGGGATCAAAAGATTACGGAGTTGAAAGCCAAGAATTGGGATCTTGCTAATCGCGTTCCAACCGAAAGCGCAAGCGATCCGAAGCCTAAAGATTCTCTTGAGGCAACACTCTTTGGGAGAACCCTCTTGCTGAATTCAAGATGGGAACTCTTGAAGAGGGTGAGACTATTGAAGAGGTGATGGTTGGTCTTATCGAAGCCATTGATTTTGATGCTGACCGCGATGAACTTGAAAAGGAAATTTTCGGTTCTACGCCTATTGAGGTTCAGTCTCGCTTCCACAAGCGTAACCGTAAGGATCGCTACAAGTTCACCATTCACCTGCCTGGACTTCGTACTGCTCTTCTCGGAAACCAACTTGGATCGTATGTTAACGGAGTTATGACGGCTCCTCAAACTTCCGACCAGTGGGACGAGTACCTGCTTATGACGCAGGTTTTCGCTGAGATGGACAAGGCAAGCGATAACGGATTCTTCACGGTTGGAGTTCCTGACGTTTCTGATCAGGATTCTCAGTCGGCAGATTCGCGCTTTCTTCTTCGCCGTCTTCGTGAGTACCGTAACACGCTCCCCTTTATCTCGCGTGCTTACAACCTCGCTGGAATGCCTGTTGCGGCTACGCCTGATGAACTTGTTTTGTTCACTACAGCTAAGGCTGATGCGGCTATGGATGTTGAGGCTCTTGCGGCCGCATTCAACATTGAAAAGGCTGAGGCTAAGTCTCGTAAGATTGTCATTCCTGCTGAGCATTTTGGGATTGATGGTGTTCAGGCCATTCTTACCACTAACAAGTTCTTTGTTGTGGCGGATAACCTGATTACGACTACTTCTCAGTTCAACCCTGCCAGCCTGTCTACTAACCACTGGCTTCACCACTGGCAGACAATCAGTGCATCGCCGTTTGCACCACTCATTATGTTTAACTCGCTTCGAGAGAGCACGAGTCTTACTGTGACTGAAACGCCTACTACTGATATTGGCGCGTTTACGTTTACTGATGCGGCGGGTACGGTTGAGGCTACTGCGCTTAAGCGTGGCACGCTTTACAACGTTCTTGTTGAGGGAGTTACTACGCCTGTTGGTGGCGTTTCTGCTCTTGATCTTGACGTTACCGGCAACCTCTCTGCTCTTACCTACATCACTAACAACGGTGACCTGTATGTTGGGCCGGATGAGAATAGCGATCTTCTTACGATCGTCGCTACCGCTGAGAACGACTACAGTGAGTCCACTACTCGCACGCTTAAGGGTGACCTTATCGTTCCGATTGGTGGAGCGGTTATCGTGCAGAAAGATGCTGATAACGATGGTCTGGAAGAGGTTACACCTGCTGAGCCCGCCTTTAACGACAACGTCATTACCATTCCTACGGTGAGCGGTGTTCAGTATAAGGAGGGCGCGGCCAACCTTAACAACGGTGCAGAACTTACTGTCGTTAATGGCACGCCTCGTACTATTACTGCCGTTGCGCGTGCTGGTAAGGAACTTACTACCGGCGCAAATGCATCGTGGGTATTCACCTACGTTGCACCTTAACAAATAACTTAATAAATGGTGTGGGGATCGTGTCGTAATGAACGATCCCCACACTTTCAACAATCTAGTCTAAGGATAGATTAAATGGCCGCAGGAATTCCTGGCCCTCCCAATGTTTATGGTGCAGGACTTGATTTTGATTATAGTGTGTGGAGTCCTGGAACTCGCGTTGATCTTGTTAACGTAAACTGGGATAACAACTATCGTGACGTTGTAAAGTTTGCTAACAAAGCCGCTCTTAACACTTACATTGATGGGAAAACTAGTGCTGGCATTACTGTCAACAACATGACATATGCTAGGCCCGGTCAAGACATCTACCTTGGCATTCCCTATAACCGAGTCAATCGGTACAACTATCTTCGCGCATCTAACCCGCTGATGCCGATTCCTGACGACATTCAAAAAGATTTCTACTACTTTATTCTTGAATGTGAATTCGTCAACCCAACTACTACACGCATTCGAGTTCAACTTGATGTGTGGCAGACTTACGTTTATGATCTGACGTTTGGCAACTGCTATGTTGAGCGAGGCCACATTGGCGTTGCTAACGAAAATAAGTTTGACAGGTACGGTAGAGAGTATCTTACAGTTCCCGAGGGTCTTGATGTTGGCGGCGAGTATCGGATTGCCGCTCGACGTAGTGATGTTCTTATTCGTAACAACATTGTAGCAAGTAGCGATGCAATTAATGGTGACATCATTGTTGTTAGCACGCTAAACATTGAAGAATCTGGCGGCACGGCAAACAACCCTGTTCTTGTTACTGCTACAGGTTCACAAATTAATGGAATGCCTAGCGGTGCAGATGTTTATGTGTTCACATCTGTAGGATCGTTTGCAACTTTTATGGCATCTATTGCGGAAAAGCCTTGGGTGAGTCAAGGCATTATTTCAGTAACTTACATGCCTAGCGTTAGTAGATACGCATTTGCAGGATTTCCACCTATTGACGGTGAAAAAGTTATTCAACTTGTCACAGTTCCTAGAAGCGTCAATTTGTGGTCAAACTGGCGTGATAGTGATGAAATAAACAACAAGATTCACTCACGTTATCACCATGTTAAGGCTAAGTTTTTCACCTATCCGTACATGGTCATTGAAATGACCGCATGGTCTGGCAACACGCTTGTACTTAAGCCAGAAGCATGGCAATCTAATAGCGCACTTCTTCAAGAACGTGCATCGTACATGCCACCAAATCAACGTGTTTCCATTCATCCTCGTGGATATAACGCAGATAACTTGTTTGACGATTCCACGCAAGACAACCTTTGGGATCTTACTGATGCACAATTGGATGCGCTAGGTGAGCCAATTAAAAGCCAACTCAAAAACATGGGTGACGACACTGGCGAATATCTTGATATGGCGCTTTCTATTAGCAACTTTCCATCATTGCCAGTAGTTAACAACATGGCAATTGGGTATCTTGCTTCTAACGCTAATCAGATTGCGTACCAGTTTCAGTCTGCTGACTGGACTCAACAACGCGCACTTGGCATGGCACAAGGCTCTTACGATGTTGCTACTGGTGCTATGCACACTGCTATGAATAGTGCTGGTAGCACTATGAATGCTGACATTGCTCAGACTGCTAACTTGAATCGCCAACTTGCGGCACAAGCACTTAACGAAAGTGTTTTTGGTGCTACTGGTGCGCTTGGTAGTGCGGCAACTCCTGCTGGCGCTGGCGGGGCTCTTATTACTGGACTGTCTCAGACTGCGGCTAACGCCATTAACAAGGGCATTCAAGGACAGACTAATGATGAGGCACTTGCAATTCGTAACACTCAGAACGCTGAACAGACTATCAATGAAAACCGTCAGTCACAACTTGTACGAGACACTAATAAATCTCTTGCGGACTGGGCCGCTAAGGGTGACTACGGCAACCAAATTTCTGGAATCAATGCAAAGATTCAAGATGCTAAAATGATTCAGCCTAGTGTTAGTGGTCAATTTGGTGGCGAGTCGCATAACATTGGTACTAACAAGATGGAAGTTTCTTTACGTTGGAAGCTAATCGACGATTCAAACATGCGAGTCGTTGGTGAAATTTGGCTTCGCTATGGCTACGCCGTTCGCGCTTTTATTCAGATGCCTGCAAGTCTCATGGCAATGACTAAATTCACTTACTGGAAAATTACTGAAACTTATCTCAGCGGTGCCAGCGTGCCAGAGGGACACAAGCAGGTAATCCGTGGTATCATGGAGAAAGGCGTAACCCTTTGGGCTAACCCTGACGACATTGGAAATATTGATTGGGCAGACAATGCACCACTCGGAGGGATTAGTTACTAATGAGCGCAATTAAGCGTGGTAGCGGTCTTGACTACTATCTTGAATCCGAATTGTTTGGTGGCGGAAAGTTCAGCCGTAACCCTGGCGCTCAGCGTGAACGCAACATTCAAAAGATGCTTGAACGCAATCTTTCTGAACTTGCTATTAACCGTTTCACATATGACAACTTGCCAGACTCTATTGACCCACGATTCTTGGAAATCTGTCTACTGTTTAACGGCATGTCAGTATGGTACTGGGATGAAAGTTTTGATAAACTGCTTGCCGTTCGTGGCTCTGGCGTAGGAGCCATGAATTTCTACGACAATCCTATTTCGTTCACTACCATTGGCCCTGGCAACAATGTTATTAGTGCAGACGCCAGCAATGCAACATACATGCCTAAAACGCTTTCAGCGTACATTCCTGCCGCTGACAAAGATAAAGATGACAAGAAAAAGCGTCGTAAAGCAGTTGGCATGTACTCAAATGCTTTGAGAATGCCTGACTATGATATTATTATGATATACTCTACGCGACTTGCAACTATTGATCGAACCCTTGAAATCAATACTAAAAATGCTCGTCGTAATAAAGTTGTAACGTCTAGTCCTAACACTACTCTTTCAATGGTCAATATTGCTCGTCAGCAAGATGAGGGTGTTGAGACTATTCAGGTTAGTGGTCAGGCACGCCCTGAAGATAATATTTCAGTTCTTGATCTTGGCATTCTTCCCGACGCATATGACAAACTTTCCATTCTTCGTGCTCGTTGGTGGAATGAAGCAATGGGATTGCTTGGCATTGACAACGCTAACCAGGATAAGAAAGAGCGACTTGTTCAGGCAGAAGTTTCTGCTAATGATGGGCAAACTGATTCCATGCGTTACGTTGCACTTAATGCTCGTAGGCAAGCACTTGAATATATTAATGATATTTGGGGCGAAAACATTAAAGTTGATTTTAATGTTGAAGTAGAAGCCCAAGCACAAGCTATGGCGGCAAATGCTGGAATTGATACTGAGGCTGACAAGGAAGTGAAATAATGGGAACTTTCACTATGGAACTTCGTGAAGTTTTTGAATCAGTTTATGGCACTACGATGGATGAAGATGATTACCAAATTGAATTTGGCGAGTTTACATTTAATGATGTAACTTACACTCATCTGCCTACACTTGCTGACTACTCAAAAGTTGGGCTTGCAGACTACCCAATTTTTGATCCTGCTTATCGCCCAATTCTAAACGGTAAAATTATTGAAGAATATTACTATCGTGAAATTGGTGTAGAAACCATTGAACAATTTGTCTGGCGCATGCGCGCTAAGATGAACCAAATCATGCCATACTACAATCAACTTTATCAATCCACACTTCTTGAATATACCGCGCTTGACACTATGCGTATTCAAAGTGTCGGTGAAAATCACATGGAAGGGTCTGAAAGCGCTAACGGAGAAACTATAACTGACACTGAAAACAAGTCAGGATCGCGAGTAATTGGTTCTGACTTCCCTCAAATGATGCTTGCGGCTAACGCCGACTATGCAACTAATGGTAGTGATGTTAATAGCACAGTAGAACTTGATTCTACTGCAACACAAACAAACCAGTCCAATAGTAACACAGATGTTAACAGTGAAAATCTTGTTACGGGTTACCAGGGTGCGGCTTCTGACCTCATTAACAAGTTCCGTGCAACGTTGATTAACATTGACACTGCGGTTCTTGCTGATGTTGAAGACAACTTTATGCTTGTGTTCAACAACGGTGATGAGTATTTTGCACGCGGCTACAACTAAGGAGAAATAAAATGAGCACTCCCGTTCTTCCCGACTACTCCGCACCCTTTAAGCCGGTGCCTAATGTCACACCATTCACTCTTCGTGATGGTACGACAATGCTTAAGAAACTTGATGGGCTTGAAAAGTACATCATGCGAGTTCTTATCCCTTGGATCAATGAGAACTTTAGCGATCTTGCAGACGCTTTTGAAACGCAAGTCAACTATCTTCTCACTCAGGTTAACGAAGCCATTGCAACTGAACATGCGTTCGTTGTTGAATCAATTGGCGATCTTGAAGGCCAGAGTGTTGAAGAAGCGCTTGACGCACTAACTCTTTACATTAACAACGCTGTTGAGTCTATCATTAACTCGACAATTGAAGTTACAGATCCGGTAATTCACGCAATTCTGACTGACACTGACACTGACTCATATGCAGACGTTGTAGACATTGTAAACGACAATGCAATTGCCAAAAAGACCATTTGGATCAACGTTATGGATCATGGTGCTATTGGTGACGGTGTTGCAGACGATACAGATGCAATTGAAGCCGCAATGCTTGAAGCAACGCCAAACGGAACGATTTTTGTTCCGCATGGAATGGTTCTTGGAATCACGCGCACAATCAAATTCGCGTCTTGCATTGAGGGAGGATCGCGGCTTTCTTCCCGAATTAAAGCAATTGGTACGTGGACTGACACCATGATGCTTGACTTCTTTGATGCCGGAAGCAATGACAAAACCATTAGTAACATTCGTTTTGACGCCAATCTTCGACCTGGAGTTAAAATCTTCAGTTCTACGTATAACGGTGAGGGCTCTGCTAAAACAACAGTAACAAATGTCAGTTTTATGAACACCACTCCTGGTGTCTACGCTATTGAAGCGAACTCTGATGTTGCTGGCCCTGGAATGCTTACAGGAATGTTGATGCTTAGGCCCAACTTTGACAATTGCGCTCAGTGGATGCGAATTGGTAACAACCAGGACGACACCGTAATTATTTCTCCTCGTGGAAACGTTACGGCAACTAATAGGCCAACCGCATCCGTTATTCGTCTTGATGGTCAAAACACAGCAATTTATGGTGGGTTCTTTTCAATGGGAGCATCTGACGTAGCATCTTCAACAAAGGTGTTTATTCAGGCAGGTTCTGGCGCATACACAATTGCAAACTGCTTCTTTGAAGATGTAAATGAAGAAGCAAACTATTCACATTTGATCCATATGGCAAACCCGTCTGGGCAACTTACTGAGTTTTCTAATCGCCTTAACTACGATGCCGCAGGATTCATTGCAATTCATAGAATGCAGGTTACTGATAGCACGTCTGAACAGTATTCTTTGAATGTTGGAGCATGGCACATTGACGCAATGCCGGGTGGAATTACTGCACCAAAATTGGTTGACTTGTTTGTATCAAGCGCCATTAGTTCTGGAACCGTTAACATTGCAAAGATCAACTTCACTGCAATTGATGGTCTTTCTGGACACATTGGCATTGCTTCTGGTTCTACAAGCAACGCTCTTTACCCGGTAGCATTCATTAATGGTGACTACTTGGGTAAAACATACTCTGGTAACATCACTTCGGCCAACCCTACGCTCATTATTCCCGCAGACAATGCAGGGCTTGTAGGTACAAAAATTGCGTCAAAAGAAGCCACGGTTACAGGAACTACACCATTCCAAAGTTTCCTTGCAGTAAGCGCGGGAATTTGGCTCTTCACAATTGTTGCTAAATTCAACGCATCTAACGACCACATCACCGCAGGAACTTGGATTGTTTATGCTAACGATGCTGGCACAAATGATTTGACCGGGTTTGACATTGTTGGAAGCGTTAAGCGCACAACTTCAAGTTTCGGCACTCTTACTTGTGCGATTGATAGTGTTCTTGCAGATGGAACTGTAAATGTTAGTGCCACACACACTGGCGGCTCACCAACATCTGTGAGATTTGAACTAATTGCTAGACGAATCAACGCTCTTACGCTGGCAACATAAGTAAAACTTGTGGGGAGTGGTTAAACACCGCTCCCCACATTTCAAATCGGAGCATCTAAATTATGGCAAAAGTAACTCACCTAGAACTAATAGGAAACCAATTCAAACTTTATTACGACGACACAACAACCGCAGTAGCAGTACCAACACAAGGATCAATTTGGCTTGCCGGTGACCCTGGCGGAAGTGTTGATCCTGAACCAACCGACGAAGCATGGGCATGGCCTTACAGCGCTTCTCGAATTAGTAGCCCATTTGGCCCGCGTTCTGGTCGGTGGCATGAGGGTACAGATTTTGCTGGTGGCCCTGCTAGTTATGGTAATCCTATTCCTAGTATCAGCGCTGGTACGGTTGAACTTTGCGAATATTATGGTGCTTTTGGCAATGCAACCATTGTGGATCATGGCGTAATTTCTGGTGGCTCGCTTGATGGAATGACTATTAAAACGCTTTCAGCACACCAAGTTGCTGAGGGCTACATTGGTGTCGGCACAGTTGTTACACTTGGGCAGACAATTGGTCTTGTTAACAATACTGGCAGTTCTTACGGGTCACATCTACATCTTGAACTTCATGCAATTCCTCCTGGTGGGAGCATGATTTTTGATAATCTAGACCCTAATCCTGCACCGCCTGCAAGCCGCACTTCTATTGACTTTGAACTATTCATGGCAGAATATAACCCAACAAATGCGGTGATTTACGCATGAGCGCTAACACTTCTGTTATCACCAAGTATTACGACTTCGCTAAACTGTTCTCGTTTAACGCCACCTTTAATGGTGTTTGTGGCGGTCGTGGAATGGGTAAAACGTGGGGCAGTAAAAAGAAAGTTATCAATGATGGACTGAAGTCAACTATCATTGATGTCACGCCTACAGAAGTTAAGGCACAAGGTCGCAATAAGACTAAGATCATTGATGTTCACACTGTGCGAGAAGTTGGGGATCAGTTTATTTATCTTAGACGTTACAAAGAAGAACTTGCGCTGGCTAAGGCCACTTTCTTTGCTGACATTGAGCACCTTTGGCCTGACTGGGATTTTCGCGTTAACAGTTGGGAGGCTCAGGCATCCCCTACTAAATATAATGGGATGAAGAATCGTCCGTGGGCAACTATCGGGTTCTTTATCTCATTGTCGGTTAACCAGAATTACAAGTCTGTTCAGTTTCCTAATGTGAAAACCATTATCTTTGATGAGTTTATCATTGAAAAAGGTGGCCAGTATTTGGCTAATGAGCCTACCAAGTTGGTCAACTTTTATAACACTGTTTCACGTTACCGGTCAAACTGTCGCGTGCTTATGCTTGCAAACGCTGTGACAATTGAGAATCCATACTTTATTCAGTACAAAGTTGAGCCTGACAAATCTGACGATAACAACTTTATCTTCATGGTCAAGAAGCCAAACGGTAGTTACTACATGCTTTGGCATTTTCCTAGGTCTGAAGAGTTTGAGGCTGAAGTTGAAGCCACTGAATTTGGGCAATTTATTCGTGAGACTGATCCCACATACGCAGACTATGCAGTTAAGAACGTGTTTGCCGATGCTCACAGCGGAATGATTGCTGAGAAACCCTCTTCCGCCATTTACATCTACACTCTTGAAACGCTTTCTGGCACGTTTAGTGTTTGGTACGATGCTAGACTTAACATGTACTATTGTCAGAATAAGCGCCCTCGTGACGATGAAGATTTTGTTACACTGGTAGAAGAGTGGATGGATGAAGGGAAACGTCTAGCGAATTTTACAGACAAAACAATGGGCATGTTGCGAACTGCCTACCGCCATGATAGGATGAGATTCAAGGAAGCTCATACCCGAAACGCTTTCATGCAAGTGATGAAGCGCTAATTTAATAAGGAACTAAAAGGTGAGCGCTGGCGAAATGGATGATCCCACATTTCAGGTAAGACTTGACGTAGCAGAAGTGAAAGGTATGCTCAGTCAAGTCATTAGCAATCACGATACACGCATTGTGAATCTTGAAACTAAAACCGACAATCACGATACCCGGATTAACGAAAAGGGTAACCAACTCGCTAGGCATGATGAAAGAATCCATGATCTAGAGGGTGATATGAAAGAAGCAAAAGACGATACTAAAAGTAGAGAAGCCAAAAACATTTCTATTTTCAGTATCGCAATTGCTGGCATTGTAGCAGTAATAGCACTAGTCAACTTCATTAATACAGGAGCAATTAGACCATGAGCAATGATGAAATTTACGAAAAAGTTGTAGCAGAACACGCGGCTAAAACTGCGCCGTCTAAAACGCCTCAACCCAAAGTTGTTGCCGCCACGATTGGAGCAGGTATTGGTTCAGCCATTGGCGAAATTGTGGTTTGGGCTACGGAGGCTTCTGCAAATATTGACATTCCTAGCAACGTTGAACTTGCTATTGGGGTTGTCATTACAGCAGGACTTGCATTCGCAAGCGGATACATTAAGAAGAACTAACGTGCGACGCAAGATCGGGCAACCACGTTTCATTGATCCGTCACTTGTTGAAGAAGGTGATGAAATCAGTGTCGAACATAAAGAAGATAGAGGCATAACCACAATCCTAAAAGGTGTCGTGGCTAAGCGCATTGATACAGGCACAGTGCGACGTTTTACCACAAGTGAAAACGCCACACTATTTGCATACGAACCCGGTAAACCTGTGAAAATTCGTATCACACTTTTTGCCAGAGAAGAACCTGCTAATGCAGGACTCTTCGACCTTGAAGAAGCAATGACTAATATCAGAAAGAGGATTGCATAATGGCTGGACTTAAGAACCATCCTGGTCTTTGGTTGGCAGACCCCGCCGCCGCCGCATGGGATCGGATGGAAGACGCGCACGGCGTTATCCGCATTAACAGCGCTGGAAGAACCGAGGCAGAACAATCT